GGTAAGTTGATTCCAGATGTGCATCCAGTCACCATATTGACGATCAATTCTTTGACCACCAATCTCAACTTCAACTTGAGCGATGATTTGTTCACCAATGTAGTTTAACCAACGAGCATAGACGTTCTTTTCTGCTGCATTTGAATTAGCCATTGATTGGTTGATTTCAGGAAGAGTTAATTGTAAATAGGTTCTGTATGCAAGATCACCATTACGTGAGATGGTGCAGGTAACACGGCGACCGAAATCGGCTTGGCCTGAGAAAGTTTGCTCAATTGATTCCATAGCAAAGTTAGTATGGCGTCTGTATGACACCTTCCAGAAAGTGATTTCAGGGGTTCCAGTAAGGAAAACGTCTTGTGCGCCATAGGCGACTAGTTGCATTAGACCTCCAGCCATATCTTATGATATTTATAAACTATACAAAGAAAATAATTTGAAAAAAAAACAAAAATACCTAAATAAATAATTTTATCAATAATAGTAAAAATAATATTTTTTTACTATTATACATAATATCACTAGAAATAGTTTTTACTAAATATTATTGGTATTGATTAGATTTTAAATAATTTTACATAGAATTATAATGGCTGATACATACTCTTATAAGATGACAAAGTAGTTACTTCTTCTCGTTCACCATTTGTATATCTCAAACACACTCCCAAATCGTTACCATTATAACAAACCGTCAATCTAGGACCTCTATCAAATAAACTAAAACCCCATCTTTCTTTCTTCATATCTTCATATGTATATATTTTTCTGTTAGCTCTAATAGTACCTGTACATCTTCGTTGTCCATCTTCACAAACTATATAATGATCGAATAATGATGATACATTAAAATTATGTTGACGAACATCATCTGGTAATTGCATATTATTTTTTATATGTGTTTGTATTTCGGTTTCAATATTATTTTCATCACTTTTTATAAACAATGTTTTTATTTTCAATACGATTTTCGATTTACCTTTCACCCGTGATGATAGATCCGTTTTTATATTACATCCCAATTCATCTAATATTTTTTCCGCAGTAGTATCATTATACTCTTCACTATATTCAGGATGTATTTCGCCTGTTTTTGTATTTATAATATTGAATTTTTTGTTTTCACTATCTTTTTTTATATTACTTTTTCTAATATTTGTTTTCATTATTAATAAATCGTTTTGTATAAATGACAAATTGTATGTATCATCTTCGTTATACGCAGTAATTAAGGCATCCACCCAAACATTATTATGTTTATATTTGACACTATCATCTACCATCCAATGATCACGTATTACTTGTTTTTTTTGCCAATCATCATTCAAATATTCACTGAATGTAATTTCTTTTGCCGCCAATTGAAACGTCTTCAAATGGCCATAAACACGAATTGATTGAAATTCGCCATATTTAATTGAATAATGAGCAACACGTAACTGTGCTTGAGCAATAGTTCCATAACTAACTGTCGGTCTGTAGTCATGTGTTGCAAAGACGCGATCATGAAATTCCCATTCTGTAGACCTTGTACTTGTTTGTTCATGAACAATAACAATCAATTTATCACTTTGTTTATTATCCCAATAGCTTCTATTACTCCAATTTACAGTTTCACATGAAATGTTCTGATTATTATTTGTATATTTGGATAAATCGGATTTATCAGCTATAATATTTACATCAGCTAATTCTGGAAACAAATGCGAATTATTCAAGAATTCTTCGATTGAACGATTATTACTTCTTTGTGAATTTCTAAGTGAACTTCTATATGTTTTATATGTCAATCGTAAAACAATAACGTTTCTTATTTTTTTTTCTTTTGTTATTAAATATTTTTCGGCTTCAGCTATATTATTTTCATTTATATATTTGTTGTACAAATATGCAGCTTCCACTTTTTGCATTTTTGAGTTTCTAAGATTTTCTTTTGCATCCGCAATAATTTGTCTACCTTGAGTCGACAACATATAAGTACCATCCTCTTTTTTGAAAAATGGAATTGCATTTTCTACCAATCCTTCATGTAAGAATTTTTTAGCGCCACAATATGTTTCAGGTGGAATATAATACAATCGAATACCTTGTTCATAAATACCCCCAATAAAATCTTCATCTTCTTCACTTTGGGTTATGTCTTGTGAAAATAATACTTCTTCAGGAGTTGCACTATACAAAATTGTAAAAATATTTCTATTTTCTTTTATTCTACTATAAATAAATTTCAAACTTTGCCTTGATCCTGTTCCGTAATCACATTCATCTGCATGTAATATTATTTTTTTACCCTGTGAAACTCTTTCGTTTATATATCTTAAAGCTTCTTTTGCAACTTCCATTGATATTATTGAAAATACTTTTAGATTATGTTGTTCTAATTCACGACGTTGACTTTCATCTGCTTTTCTATGGAATGCAGAAATGAAAATGTGTTCTCGAATTTCAGATCCATGATCTCTACGAGCAGTATATTCAACTATTTCTCGTTTACCAGATTTGACTTCACCATGCATTAATACTCGTCTAATATCATAGTCTCTAGATTCGATTAATGGTACTATGTTAGAGTCTACAAAATTTGTTATATATGGCCTATAACGTTGAAAGTCCGCAACTGCCCATGGTTTGGGTGAATTAGTCAAAACACTTCCTGCAACTATCAATGAACTGACTGCTGAAATAAATAGTGACATTTTGATTTTATTGATTTATTGAATTATAAAAAACTATTTTTAGAATTCAATTTTTTTATTGGTCGAATCATTGGCTGATTTTTTTGGTTGAATTTTTTGACGATTTTTTTGATGAAATTCTATTTGCTTTTCTAGATTCTCGTATACATTTGAAATTCGAGTTTCTTATGTATCCCGGTTTACATTTATTGATACATCTGCGCGTTTTCGGATTTCGCTCTTTTCCAGGTGGACATTCTTTTAATTTCATATTTGTCTCTTTTCCTGGTGTATATAGTAGTAATTCTGTATTTACTTCAATATCGGGTTTAGCATTAGCCAATAATTTTTTAATTTTTGTTTCAGGTTTTTTTGTTTGGTCTCTTACTATGTTTTCATGAATTTCCTTTTTATGTTTTTCTAATAAACCACTATTTATCAAAATATGTTCCAATTGACTCCTGGCTTCTTCGATTCTTAAGCGACCCAACAAATCCGGAGTAATCATTTGATAATATAAAACGTATAGTTTATCAGTAAGAGAGTCATCTAAAAATGGTTTTGCATAAATAAGCCAATGCATCATCGTAAATCCCAAACCATATGTATCGATAGTATCAATCGATTTTTCTAAGAATTCATCATATTTGTATGTATCGATTCCATCTATCAAAAATCGTTTATAATCATTCAAATAAACAGCACGATCTTTTCGGTAGTCATCGCGATTCGTTGATGAATTCAATACATAATAAAAATAATTATGCATATGTTCAACATGTTTGTTCTTTTTATTACGATTTACAAAATCCTCTATTAGTCCGTTATAGATAGTTTCCCGGGTTTGTCTATTTTTCTTTTTCAAATTATCAAATGTTGTCTTGTCTGCATATTCGAGTTCCCATGGAAAAGACCAATGAAATATACCCATATGGTTTGCGTTTTTATTGGATTCTTCTATTAGTTTTACCTTCGAAGTCATCAATCCAAAATCAATAAAATTCAAACGTTTCGTTTCGTCATTATAGACGAAATTCTGTGGTTTCAAATCATGATGTACTAAACCATATTCTTTGAATCTTATTAAACCAGTAAATAAACGTAATGATTCTAATAGAAAAATTTCGGAATTGTTTCTGTTTGCAAATGAAGGTGTCCATTTTTTTATTTTTTTGACATAATCTTCGATATTGATACCTCCATCACCCATAACGATTAATTTATGGTCTTTTAGATCATTTATTACATCAGACCCGATTGAGCATTTTTTTATAGAATCGATATTGGCAGGAATATCTTCGATTTCGCATGATACCGGTTTACCTACATAAAATTCATTCTTTTTATCGGCATCTTTTAGATTTTTATATTCTTTGAGTTCATCTTTGGCTGCTGATTTGAGTAATACTTTTGATACTTTGTTTTTGTATGATAATTTAGGCTTATTTTTACATTTGAGACTGGGTTTATGAACACACCCATATGAACCTTCGCCAATTACATCAGATATGGGCATATATATATTGATAATATTATTAATATATATTGAGATTTTTTGTGATTAGGAATTCTTTGAATCCAATATGTCTTTAGAAAAGTTCGATATTAGAAATGTTTCTAAATAATTTTCCTGGAAAATTTCACGACGGTTTTCATGTTTTTTTGTAAATATATAGGAATCATCGGATTTTTTGATTGTCCAACCTTGATCGAGGGCGTTTTGGATAAAAATCATTCTTTTGATTTGTTTTTTTGATATTTGAATAGATTGATCAGTAGGGATTTCAAGATTTTTAGTAGACATTGATTTATATATATTTTTAGGATAGAGGTTTTCGGCGGTATTTACGAGTTTTTTGATTTTTTGTATTTTTACTTCCTGCTCTTGTTTTTTTATTAGTATGCTCTTTGTTATTATTATTTGATGGACTTCTACTACGTTTTATTGATTCTCTAAAATTATCAACATCTTTTACAGGAAGAAATTGTGTAAATAAATGTTGAGTTTCTGGTTTTAAGACTAAATTGTTTATATTTTTAATGGATTTTATTGAATAGTTTTGTGATGGTGATGCTTTTTTTGGACTAGTTGACATTTTTTTGGGTGACGGTGATGCTTTTTTTGGACTAGTTGACATTTTTTTGGGTGATGGTGATGTCATGCGTAGTTTTTCATCGATGGCAATGATTAAATTATTTAATAATTCTTTGAACTTTGGTTCAGTTTTCAATTCATTTAGAATTTTTTGTGCTTCTTCTGCATTACTTATTTTGATTCCAAACGTTTCTTCTGGGCGATAAGTATATTTTTTTGGTGATGCTTTTTTTTCAGGTGATGGTTCTCCGCCATAATAATCGTCATCACTATAATAATTTTCATTATCATCATCGTCAACGGAATGAGTTATTATCTTTTTATATTCGTTTTTTTCTTCTTTAAAATCATCAAATCTTGATTCTATCCACATAATGATTGTTAATGTTCGTTTAGAAACATCAATAGTATTTCCATCAAACTGGTCTATAAGATAATTTGCCGCTGGACACCAAACGTCTTCAGTATAACTTTTTATATTTTGTTTTACAACTTTTTTATTTGTTTTCAAAAGATAAAATTTTTCTACAAATTCTGGATCGTTTTCATTTCCATTAATATAATCAGAACATATTGCATTTACGATTGCATCTGTTCCATCCTCATCATATTCCCACTCATTGTAATCATTATCAAATTTCATACTAATCATGCTTGATTTTTGTCCATTACAATGTACATGAGAAGTTCCATAATTATAATGTCTTTCACTTGACATACTGGACATTAGCATTCCAGCTAATAATGATGCAACAATCCCACCAATATGTTCACACTCTCCACAATTAGTTACATCTTTTTTATCATAATAAAAATTAACTGGTAGACCACACATCCAACAACCTCCACAAGTACCTTTACCTATCGGTTTTTTTAATTTACTACGTTTAGGATTAAGCATAAAAGGTCTACCATTACTTGGTTGTATATTGCCTGTAAAATTCGGGGTTTTTGTTTTTTCATTTTGTATATGCTTACGCGTGTTTACATCAATATAATTTATAACTGCAGAATCTGTGATATTTTCTTTTTTAACAATTTCTGCAGCAATTTTACATTCTAAATCACTGAAATCAACGTTTGTGATTTTTTTACGATATTCAGTAATTTTTACTAATTTTTTTTGGATATCTTTAATAGAATAATCTTCTTGAAACATTTCAGCTATGTCTTGAAGTATAATATATTGTTTTTTGTCAAAAAATGGCATCCTTTATATATATGAATATATTATTCTAAATGTTTTTTACACTTTTGTAATTATAAATACGCAAATGTGTAATTATTTGAATAAATTGTTCATTAAAGATTTGCAAGACTTTTAGAAAACAATATGGGATTTAGGATAGAGGTTTTCGGCGGTATTTACGAGTTTTATTTGATTTAATATATAATTATTATATAAATAATGACAACATATTCAATATCATTTGATGGACAAGCAGAAGCAGTGATATTGGTAAGTTCTAACGGTCCTAACGATCCTAACCCTGTTAATAAAAATATACCTTTAAATGAATTATTAATGAATGATGGTACTTATGCAACTGATATTAATAATTTTACTCGTGATCAATCAATATTAAACTATTTTGACTCTATAAAGGATGGTACAAATCCGGCTACATTACAACAATTAAATATATATCCTCTTGCTGCTTCTAGTAGTCAAGGTTATCCTCCATATAATATCGGCAATGATAAAAGTATTCACATTATTGAAGATAATATACTCAGAACACGCAAATATAATTTACATCGTACTACATGGTTGAAACTTAAAAGAGGACATGAGCTTGATCCAAAAAAGGATTATAATGAAATCATGTGGGAATCTGGTCTAGGTCATTCAGTTTTTATAAACTTATTAGGTCAAGTAAGAAAAACTTTTGGCTCTTTCATAGATCCTTTATCAAAAACTGCTGGTGGCGTATGGCCACTACCTGGCGTTAGTTTGAATATTGATGAATCGTTTATGCGTTTTATGGGGTTTGGTAATTCTAGAATTACTGCAACTGCAATCGACAATGACGATAATTATACGTATAATATGAATATAGGATGCGGTAATAGTTGTCAACAACCTCCATGTATATTAAACAACAATAGTCCTGTAAATAAATACACTCTTGGAAACGATAATAAGAAAAATGAACTTAATAAAAGCGGTAATGGGTCTGAAAAAATTAAATATATTGTAATCAAAGAATGGGGAGATAAATTACAGGTTATTATTTACATTATGTATTATTTTCTATATGCTAGTATTTCAAATATAATGGTAGCAATGATTACATGTGATATGGTAGTATTTATTACATGTTTGAACTTTCAAGCACTATGTATATATAATGGGGCTTTATCAGGTGAAAGACTTGATTTATTAACTGAAGATTTATCAAATGATCAAAAAAATGCTTTACAATTGGAAATTGATAAACGTCATTATTCTATATTAGAATACAAACCTCAAGATAAATTTCAAGAATCAATAAATAAAATACAAATGACAATAACCAATATTAATAGAGAAAATTCCTTTTTTATTCAATCTATTGAAAGGTTAGTTGCTAACCCAGATACAGAAATAACAGTTGGCTCACAAAAATATATATTTAAAAAAGAATTTTATGAAAATTGCCTTAATGATATCAATGCAATTAATAGTGAAATGAATACTGATGGAGAAGATTTATCAAATTATTGGACAGCAAGGTTTGGTGTTGAAACTAATAAAACTGATTACGAATTGGATACCCTATATAAAGATTTAAAAAGCTTTGAATCGCAACATTTACTTGTTCCTTTTATTAAAATAAAAAAAGGTACTAATAATAAACTAACACTTCTTAGTACAAAATCATACACTGCTCAATTGCCATGCGTTAATCGAAAACCTTCTTTCAACAACTCTACGGAAACTTTTCAGGTATTGGCAATTAGAACTTATAAAGTAAATTTTGGTGGTAAAATTATGAGAGGAGGCTCTGCAATAAAGCCTGAAGATATTGATTATAAAACTTTTGTTCAAGATGATGATAGTGAATATCCATACATTTTTGATTTATCAAATGAAAAAGATCTAGCTTGGTATGATGAAAAAAGTGACATAGGTATTGATATTAATAGGGTTATGAAAAATACACGATATAGTTTTGACTTACTTAAAAGATTAAATAAAACATTTGATAATACATTGACAAAAATTTTTAAAAATTTTGAAAAAAATGAAGAAATAAAAAAATATTTTCAAAATAATAAAAGATCAATATCATTTTTTGATGATGGGTTGTATACAATGTTTGTTTATTATTCTTACTTGAATGGTACAGGAATTTGTGATTTTGATAATAATATTTTGGTCAAATTATTACATTTGTACGATTTATACGATTCAGTAGATATCTTTACATATATATTTGAAGAAAGAGGTAGAAGTATCAATCCTGGTAGTAGCAGAAGTAGAAATAATAGAAGTAGAAGTAGAAGTAGAAATAATAGAAGTAGAAGTAGAAGTAGAAATAATAGACCTCGAATACCTAATGTATTTGCTGAAATCTCTAATAGAAGGAGTATTAGTTTTGGAGGTAAAAAACGTAAAACGCGACACATAACAAAAACCCCTAAAATGCAAAAAACTCGTAAAAATAAAAAAACTCACCAATCTTAACATAATTTATCAAAAAACTCACATAAAAAACACAAACTATTAATATCTATAAAACCCCATCTAAAAACAATACTATGTCAGCTACTAACTCAAAAACAGTACAACCATCAAAATCGATATCCAATACCATCGATGAAAAACACACTGAAATGCTAAATCATTTTCATGAAATAGAAACTACTACTATCCCCAATCTACAATCTGAAAAAACACGTCTAAAATCGATTATTCCAACACTAAAAGACCATCAAATCGATGAATATATGGATATCCGTGATAAGATAACCTATATACGTTCTCAAATTCGCTCCCTAAAATCCCAAAAAAAAATGTATCTACTAGACAACTCTAAATACATTTTCGATTATTTTGAACAAAAAAAACAGATATCAAATTCATCGAATACTACCAATCAAAACACCAATGTTCTCAATTCCTTTTTTAAAATTCGATCGAATACAACCAATTCTGATTCCACGAACCCAAATAGTGATAAATATTCACAATCCAAAAAAGCCTATCAAAATTACTGGCGTAACGTCAATAATGAAATAACAAATATCCAAGACTTTGTCATTACTAGTGACGTATGTGAAATATGTAATAAAGGAGAACTCATACCACAGGATGAAGAGGGTATCATGATCTGTAACAATCCAGGTTGTGGTAAATTTATTACCTATATTATTGATAGTTCAAAACCCACTAACAAAGAGCCACCCAACGAAGTATCTTATACTGCATACATCCGACTTAATCATTTCAAAGAGATTCTTTCACAATTCCAAGCCAAAGAGACAACGCAAATACCCGAAGAAGTTATCGATGCCATCAAGGCACGTATCAAAAAAGAGCGTATTCAAGATATGTCCTTGATAAATTACGATAAAATGCGTGATATTTTACGTAAATTAGGTCTAAACAAATATTTTGAGCATATTCAATATATCAATTCGCTGTTTGGTATTAAACCACCCATTATGAATGAAGAGTTACATGAAACCTTATGTGTGCTGTTTATTGAGATCCAAAAACCATGGGCAGTCCACTGTCCTGCAAATCGTACTAATTTTTTCAATTATACATATACGTTGTATCAATTATGTGTTTTATTAGATCAAACACAATATTTACCGTATATTCCTATGATGAAAGATCGTGAGAAACAATTAGAACAAGATATGATATGGAAAAAAGTATGTAATGATTTGGATTGGGAGTTTTGCCCGACGGTTTAGTTTTGTTTTTTATGGAAATGATAAAAAACAAATTTTCAAAAAATCACGCAGAATATGATTTACATAAATCGATTAGCGTTGTTTCAACAAAAGTTCTCAATTCATTATTATTTGGATCTAAATGAATTTTATCATGACTATATTCTTTTTTGATATACCCATTTTCGTCTGAAATATAATCATAAATATCGAAAAATAATAATTTGTTATCACAACATAATTGTTTCAAAACCAGATTTGCATATTTTGTATACATATGACGTTCTTCATAAGTTCCAAAAATTGTTACACCTGGTGCATCAGGTAACGGATTTGGATATAAACAACATATTATTGGAATAATATTACAATTTTGTTTATAATACAAAAACAAGTTAATATACTTAATTAACAAGTATGCGGTTTCTTCTTGCCATCTATCCTTTGCATGTAAATGTATGTTTTTTTGAATATCATTGAACCCACAAGTATACATTACAAAATCATTTTCACCAATAACTATATTTTCATGACCTCTTCCTATAATTCTCGGTATATCACGGATGTCAATATTTGAATTGATCAATCGATATATTGTTAAAGGAAATTCATTTGTAAACCCTCCCCATAATGCTATCATTTTTTTGGATTTATAAAAAAAAAGAGAATGACTATCACCTGCTACAATAATCTTTTGACCAGACCCTAACCCACTATCAGCAATGCTATTAAAATTATCTTCTTTTACCTCACTTATCAATAATGAAATTTGCTGTTTTAATTCCACATTTTCTTTTTCTATATTTTCAATATATTTTTTCAATTCAAGCGTCAAGCTATCAAAATTAGAATTCATTATAATTTTGATAAATAAAATAAAAAATAATTTTTACCGAATCATGTATTATCATTTATCTTTTCTTTACGTTTCATATAAGCACGATGTCTATATTCTTTTAGTTTGTCTGGGTTCTCCTCTTTAAGGCGGTTCAAATACTGTTTTGCATTTTCTTTGACACGCTCTTTATTTTTTTCATAATATTTACGATGTCTTTCGTTGTTTGTATATTTTTCTAATTTTGATTTCAAATTTTCAATTTCTGCTTGTAGAGCTGCTATTTTTTCATCACGATTATCCATTTTATAATATCAAAACAAATTTTTTCCTAAATATTAAACGTAAAAACATCACTCCAATAACCTACTGGTATAGAAAACCAAATCACTATTGCTAAAGAACCGCAATACTGTATCTGGTTTTCGATTTCCATAATCGTTATCTAAAATTGTACGGATGGATGTATCGAATAATTTATCTCGACTTATATCCATATACATAGGAAATTTGAAATAAGATATAAGTGCATCTGCTGAACTATTATTATCTATTGCTGAATGTGTAAAATGAGTATTAGATATTTTGGTTATTTTTCTACAACTTATACCACGATTATGTATGAAATAAACTTTTTTACCAATATCAGTAATAGTCAATTCATTTGCGTAAATAGTTTTATATAATCCTGGATTTTGTAGTCTTTCTACATTCAGAGTTTTCATTGTATGATCTATTGTTTTCATTGTATTTTTTATATAATGAAAAAATTATATTATTATTTCAATTTTTTATATGATTTACATAGGGAACTTAACTAGATTTAAACCTAGACCAAGACCGGCACCATTTCTTGCTGAAGCACCCATTGATGGGATGAATACATCAAGGATACTGAATGCGGCAGCAGCAGTTAGTGCAATAATGATAATTTCTTCAACATTTAATGGCTTACGAGGAACAATTGTAGCAACGACAGCAACAACTAAACCTTCAATTAAATATTTGATGGCGCGCTTAATTAGCTCAGTTAAATCGAACATTCCTGACATTCTATTAATATATTATATAAGAACAAAATAATTCCTAAATAAAATAAATTATTAATATTGATAGCAAATTACTTAAACATAAAAAAACATAAAAAATATAAAATGAGTTTTGAAAAAAAAATTCTTCCAAATGGTAAAACAAATCCTAAATACATCGATTTATGTGATGAAGATCAACCTATAGCAGGACAAAAATTCGCATGTATTTCTTTTGTTTCACCTGAAAAAACTCTTAAAAAACGCGAAGTCTATTTATTTGATCAATTTATCAAACAATGGGAATTTTCTAAATCTATGGAAAGATACTTCGATTTTGTCCATTTTATTGCATATAAATACAATCTAAAAGTAGAGACTCTTATTGATGATTTCAATGACTTTGTAAAAGAAGAAACTGATAAACTCAAAAAAAGTGGCATCGAAGATGATTACAAAAATTTCATGGATAAACAAGAAGAGAAATTAAACGAACAATTCAATCGCGAACATTCATTCCAAACATCTGTTCGTGGTTTGAAAATCCGTGGATCATTTCCAACCCAAGAAGAGGCTGAAATGAAGTGTAAAAAACTGCGTGAACAAGACCCTAATCATGATATTTTCGTCGGTCCAGTAGGCGTATGGGTTCCATGGGATCCTGATGCTTATAAAACCGGTCGTGTAGAACACTTAGAAGAAGAACTCAATGCACTTCATAAAGAAAAACTCAAGAATGAAGAAATGGCTAAAAAGGAATTTGAAGAACGTGTTCGTGAAACAAAAAAGAAGGCTATTATGGAGAACATCGAAAAAGCAAAGAAGAGTGGTAATGTTTTAACACAAACCATGGATGAAGAAGGTAATTTAGTAGGTGTTAAAGAAACAGTTAATTTCGAAGAACGTGAGGTTGAAGACGTAGAAACAACTCAGTTACGCAATGAATTATTAGTAAAAAATATAATGGAAAAAGATACTAATAAATCAAATGAAACGGCGGATGATTCTGAATAATCGTATGGTAATAATATATTACATTCAAATGGTAATATATTATAAAACTAACATAAAAACAATCCGCTTTTAAAATGTAAGTACGTAACAGCGGATAAGAATAATGAACGCCTTTTTACAATTGCTTCACAAACAATGCGCTAAAACAAATGAATTATATAATGTATCAAATCTAGAAAATAATGTACAATATAATTTTGATCTCACCGATAAAACATATAATTATGAGGTAAAACACCCTAGATTAGACTATTGTGATAAATTGATTATAATTACGTTCAACATTTTGTTATTGACACCGTTTTATAATACAAAAACTAAATTTAACTTTCTAAGTTCAATACGTGATAATATATTTTATGATGATTCAGTAAAACAAATGATATATAACATATTTTACGAAGTACAAAAAAAATATCACGTATTAAATAGATTAGTTTATCGATACAAATATAAAAGAGCACATATAGCTATTGACACTGATCTTTCATTATCTAATATAAAGAGCTCACATACAACTATGACTATATTACAAAATAACCAAAAATATTTGTTTACATTATTTGATTTGAAAAGACTCATAGATACATCCTTATCAAACTCACCATACCATTTTTCTCATCCATTACCTATAAAAAATCCTTATAATAATATGCCTTTTGAAAAATCGGTGTTATATAATATATATTTTTTTATGAAAAAGAGTGATTTTGTCATTCCTACGTTATTTCATCTATATTTTTTGAGTAATTTTAATTTATCAAAATTTCAAGAGGAAAACGAAGTAATGATACAAAAAGTTCATTTGAAACAATATTTACATAATTTATCGGCAAAAGAAACAAAATCTGAAATAATCTACATGTTAAAACAAAATAAATATACTAAAAAGATCAAAATAGATGCGGAATTTCCAAGAGATAAATTGATAGAAATATTCAGACCCTATTTGGAATTATTTTATAAACAGAATTACTCAATTGATCTGAATACACGAATAATGGCAAAAAATGAATTATATACAAAATTAAAAGATTTTTATAATTTCAATCCTATTTTCGGTCGTAAATGCATTGCTAATAAAAATCAAGAAAATACAAATGCATCTATGAATACTAATCATATTCAATTTCAGAAAAAAAACTATAATAAAAACTATGATGTCTCACATATAATTGTGGGCGATAATAATAATGAAGTCAATGATAGTGATGATGATAGTGAAAGTAGTAGTGAAGACAATGATGTTACTATTATTGAAACCAATAGAACCCGTAATATTCATGTATTCCGTGTATAAAATACCAATATACCTAATATAATAGAACTAACAATAACAAATAACGCTTTATCATTTACTAATATATTATTCATATATTCATTCGATAAAAATACTGCTTCAATAAAATAAGATAACGATATCAATAAATTATTGCCAAATATTCGTATTATACCATATGTGAATATCCAATATGCGAAAAAACGTTCAAAAATCGGATTTCTATCATAATTTTTTATCATAGACAAATGCAATTCTGATAATATTGGGATATGTATTATTTTCAAAATAGAAATAGCACATAAAATATCATAAATACCATTCAATAATACTAGACGTTTCAATATCATGATATATTGTGTATAGATTATATACAATATATTTTACCATTTATTTTTTTTTACATTAATGGCTGGACCCTGACGTTTTTTGGCTTTACTAGGATCATAAGCTTCATCCTCATCATCTGAACCCATATTTTTCGATATTTCCCAAAATTCCTTAGAACCCAATTTGAAATCAGGATGGCCTTCAGCCTTATACCAAAATATTTGATCGTTTAGTTTATTGGATTTTGCATTATTATTGATAACCAAGCATTCATAATTTTCGGTGGTTTGGTCCATCACTGCACAAAATGACTCCATCGTTGGAAACATACTTGCATAATTTTCCCATATTCTTTTACGATTTGTCAAATAAGGTTCTCTTAAAATAAATACATAATCAATATTTGTACGTAAATTAGGTGGTATACCTAATGGATACTGCATAGTAATAATCAACATTATTTTCCAGTGACGACCATTCATAAATAAGAGGCGCATCATTTTATCTCTTGTCCATGTCTGATCATATAAACAATCATCCAATATCACAAATGCCCTCGGGTCAATCGTAGATTTTCTATACATTTCTATTTCTTTATTTACCTGTTTTAATACCGTTTTTTGACGCCGTAGAATGTTCTCGATCAAAACCGTATTATATTCTTCATGAATAAATAATTTGGGAACATGGGCTGCATAAAACCCATTACCGGCTTCTGTTCCTGATATTACTGTCCCAATTGGAATATCTTGATGATAATATAATAAATCTCTTACCAAATATGATTTACCCGTATCACGTCTTCCAATCATTACTATAACCGGGCCTTTATTTTCATCTGGTTTGAATGTGATTTCTCTCATATTAAATTTCTTTAATTCAAGTGTCATTTGTATTTAGTATATCAATATATATTTTGTATTTATTGAATAACGCAACAACAAAAACATTGGTCAAAGATTAGTTTAGAAAGATAAATAAAATATATAACAACCACTTATACTTGTTTTATTTTGAAAATGAAATCTAGTGAAATTCCTAAATTTAAAATCGATTATTTCAATACGAAAACTATTGATACAAGTTATTTAGAAAAACAATATATTCCATCTGAAGAGGATATTAAAAATATTTATAATCCATTTCATTTAGATAAAATACAGCTCTATAACCCTTCATATAAATTGTTTTTCAATCTATCAGAAAATAATTATAATAATGTTGGTCTCAACCATAAATACTATATGTTGGATTTATTGAATGTTGTCGATCAAGAAACCAGAGAACCTCTAGAAAAAAGTATTCATATCAAATATTCTCCACTACTAGATCCACTCAAATATATGATCGGAAAATACAAAAATAATGAAAGTATTTGTGTTTTACCATCCATTAATAATATGGGTTCTCATCCAAAATTATTAGATACGAACAATGCATCATATGTTGATAATTTTTTTTCTTTTTTATCGAGTAAATTATTACATTCACATGGATTTTTACATGGAGTAGATTATTATGGCTCTTTTTTGGGTGTTCAAGAAAAATTCAAAATAAATGTAATTGATGATTTAGATTATTTATTGAATTCAGATTATTTTAAAGATAATATCAATAAAATGTTCTCAATTGCTGATATCGAAATGGATGAATTTTCGAATTTTGGTTCTCGAAACAATAAACAAAAGTTGATAATAGAAGATAAAATAGATATTACTGATTTTGAAACATTGGATCTTATCAATGATAATAACGAAAATATCGATACTACAAATGAAATTGTTTATGAAAAACCTATAAAAAATACTTCACAATCATCATCATCAAGTAGTGATACTGAAAGTGATGAGGACAATAATGATGAAGATAATAATGATCAAGAAGAAAATAAACAAGATTCCACTAGTAACTCAAGTAGTGATAGTGAAAATAGTAGCGAAAATAATAGTGATGAGGATGCCGATACCGAGGATGATTACGCCGAAGATGGTGATTCCGACGAAGAATGGGAAACTGAATCGGATGAATCATCATCCAATATGGAGGAAGCCAGACATGTATATATAAATAATTTCCCAGTACAATTAATTTGCCTTGAAAAATGTCAAGGAACTATGGATGAATTATTTGAAAAAAACAAAATGGATTTGAAAACATCCGCCAGTGCACTATTTCAGATTATTATGATTTTATTGACTTATCAAAAAACATTTCATTTTACACATAATGACCTTCATACAAACAATATTATGTACATAGAAACACAAATCGAATACATCTATTATAAATACAAGAATATAATCTATAAAGTTCCCACCTATGGAAAGATATTTAAATTGATCGATTTTGGTCGAAGTATTTATCGTTTCAATGATAAAAAATTCTGTAGTGATAGTTTTGCTAGTGGGGGTGATGCTGCTACACAATATAATTGTGAACCTTATATGAATGAGCAAAAACCACGTATTGATCCTAATTATAGTTTTGATTTATGTCGTTTAGGGTGCTCGATTTATGATTTTATAATCGAAAACGATAATGATACTGTTGAATTCGATGAATTACAAAAAACCGTATATAGATGGTGCACGGATGACAAGGGAAAAAATGTCCTTTATATGGGTAATGGTGAAGAACGTTATCCTAATTTCAAACTATATAAGATGATTGCGAGAACCGTCCATAAACATACTCCTGAAAACCAATTAGAATATTCGTTTTTCAAACAGTTTATGGTAAAATCAAAAAATATCGTTTTGGATAATGTTGATCTAATTGATATTGATATGATGCCATGTTATGTTTGAAACGAAATAAAATAATATATATCATAGGCAATTTATAAATATTTTTCATATTATTTATAAATATATATTTATGGGGTTCTTGATTTTTTTGTATTATTTTTTGTAGATGAAGTAGGTGAAACAGACGGTGTTCTTGATTTTTTTGCATTATTAGGTGGAGTGGGCGTTCTTGATTTTTTTATGGTACTGCTTCTTTTGACGGTTGTTCTTTTTGGAGATTCTACAATATTTGTCTCACCTCGAACTATAATATCAAAATCCATTTTCGATAATACATTTTTCAACGCATTTCGGTTTTCTCCAATACCATCAATGTATATCTTAGGATTTTTGTAATGTTCTTTATCTTTCTTGCTATTATAAGAATTATCATTCGTGTTTTTAGATAAAATTTCTAGTTTTTCTATCATTTCTCTATCTGTTTTTTTTATTTGTGTTTTTATTAATTGAATTTTTTCCAGATTTCTCAAATTAAATAAACTAACCGGTAATTCTGCCAATGTTGAATTATGATCTAAATATATATCTCTTAATCTTCTTAAATTGGCAAAACAATCTGGTAAATTTGTTATTTCATTATATGATAATCCTAACACATCAAGTTTTGTTAATTTACTTAATTCAGTTGAAACTTTTGATATTTTATTGAAACTCAAATTCAAAGTAATTAAATTTGTCAATTTGCCGATTGAATCTGGTATTTCGGTCAAACCAACGTTATTGATGTTCAAGTCTTTCAATCGCTCACCAAATGTTTTGTTGTTTTCAAATTCATTAAATAATATGTCTATATCATGTTGTGAAAGATTATTAATACGTGTCTGGGTACCAATATTTAGTGTTTTTTTGCTCTTATCTGTTAAAAATCGAGTCAACTCGTTTTTTAATTCGACATTTTCAATTTGATTGATATCTTCTAATTTTGCGCTCATTTTGTATGTATATATATATTGATATATATAAATATAAAATATCATTCAATTTTTTGCTAAAATATGTTACTAAGACCTATAAATATACTTGAAAACGTCCGTCTTGAATCCATTGAAACTTGAACTTGCCGCAATCGTATAAGATCCAAAGTTCTCTACATACAGCCATTCACCTATCGCCAAATCGGGTAACATAATTTCATCTGCTATCATATCCATTGAGTCACAAGTTATTCCAAATATTCGACTCCTCAGAAGCTTACCATCTCGTTCATTGAATGGCAGTATTGTGGGAACACAATGATCAAATATCATACAGTTGAAACTACCATATACACCATCATTCAATGTATAAATAATAATCGTTTCTCCAGTTTCATCATCCACTATGCGTTTTTTTCCAATAACATTGAGAACCAATGTATGTGTATTTTCTACAAAATATCTACCTGGTTCTGCTATGAATTCGACTGTCCCCTTTTCTAATTCTTCACCAAAAAATTCACCAATAGCATCATTGACACGCTTGGCTATGTCTTCGAAACGGATGTCTCGGTCCACCCCCGGAAACCCTCCACCTATATCTATCATTTTTACATGGATATTATGTTCCTTGGCTATATTTGTTGCTTCTCTACATGTTTTGATTGCGTCATAAAAACTTTCCTCGGAATAACAGCCACTTCCTACATGAAAACTAAATCCGATTACATCGAGTTTCAGGGTCTTGGCTATCATCAATAATTCTTTTACTTGGGTTATTTTACAACCGAATTTTTTATTGAATCTGCATTTGCTCCTACTATCATCAACTGCGAGTCTTAGTATCAGCTTAGCATATGGATGATATAATTTAATTTTATATAATTCTTCTTCACTATCATATGTCATTAGATCTACATCATTGGACCTGGCGAAACGAATTTGTGATGACATTTTGACGGGGTTTGCGAAAATAATACGTGATGGGTCCTTGGTTATTTCATTGATTGCTTTTATTTCATTCTCTGATGCACAATCGAAATTTGCACCCAGTGATGCCAAAGCCTCCAAAATAACCGGATTTGGATTACATTTTACTGCATAATATGGATGCACATTCGGTAATAACCTTATCCAATTCGCATATAGACTTGTCAAAGCTCCTAAATCAATAATATAAAATGCACGTTCGCTTTGATTATCTTCTAAAAAATCATTGATGATATCATAGGTATCTCTATCCGATCCATATAATTTTACACCATATTTCTGTAAAAGTGAGTTATCGAGGGTTTTGTATCCGATAGTCGTAAAAATGGTTTGTTCAGACGGCGGGTCTTTTGGAATGATTTGACTGTTTGATAAATCAATGATTCTTATCATATAATATTTTGAAATATATTTATATGATATTGTTATGGTTTTAGACCATTTTAATTTAATTTATAAAAGATATATTTGCAAAATCAACATAGACCATTGTATTCATAAAATGGTTTAATTAATAATATCTCTACTATAAAATACAATAAAAACAAATTGACATACCAACACCACATAGTACCAAATGTATTATATTTGAAATAAAAAAATAATGATATAATTAAAGATATAATCGAGAACAATGTTATAAAGAAATTGTTCATTGACAATGCTGGAATTACATAAAACAACAAAACAATAAATAAAAATATATTTTCATATCCTTTAAAATTCATCCATTCCCAAGACAAATGACCATTGACACCAATTGATGTATGATAAACAATAGGGTTATAGATGCCTCGGTATACAAAATAAACCATCATAAAAGTAAAATAAAGAAATACAATTGGCAATTTAATAGTAATATACGGTATCAATAACATCATTGTTAGAGGCTGAATAAATACAATAAACGATGTAATTTTAGATAATAATTCATTCATTGACTTGTTTTTTAGATTTCTCCATAAAAAAAATTCTACTAATTGAATAGCAGCAACTTCTAATAAAAATAAATAAACCAAAGGATTATCAAACGTTTTCGTTTTGTATTTGGTAAATGTGTTTGTCAAAAATATAAATAATAATGCTAAACACGCAAATAAAAAGGTATTTATTGATATGTCTTGATTCCAACACATTTATATATATATATATTGCATATATTGTCAAAAACGTCTATCAATAATTTTTGGTGTTTCTTTTTTTGCTTGAAAACTTTTCACTAACGAATCGTATATTTCATTATAAACGGTATTGTCTTTGTAATCACGGCATGTATATAAATCGATAGCAATGTATTTACGTTCTGGAAATGTATGTACCGATAAATGTGATTCTGACAAAAGATACAATATAGATAGACCTTCTGGCTGAAATACATGTTCTGATTTATTCAATATACTAAACTCGTATTTTTCACAAATGTCGTCTAATAATGATTTTATTTTTTCTAAATCATGTATCAATACTTGATTTTTTATTTCTTTTAAATCTATGATCATATGTTTACCAGAAATCTGGATATCCGAGAACATTATATATTTTTATTATTATATTTTTATTTCGTTTTGTTTGAAATCAATAAAAAAACATATATACATACATATTTTTTTGTTTTATTGATTTGGGTTTTTATTGATTTGGGTTTTTATTGATTATTGGCTTTATTCATACAACAATTTTTGGAACAATATCTACAGTTACTATACCTACATCATCACACTGTTTACTATCAAAAGAACATTTGATAAATTCTTCTGCATTTATATCCGTATACATTTCCCATTCTTGTAACCATCTTTTCACTGCAAAATCTAATAGATCTTTACAAGGCATTTTTGCAATTTTTGTAATTTCTTCATTGTTATCTTTCAAAACCATCTCCCATAAACCATCACTTGCTATTATGATTTTTAAATTATCACTTTTATCATAGTAAATAGTTTCATAATCAGGTGCATATCCTGTAGAACCATTATGTCCTAATGCTTGTGACATCATTAAACGTGTTCCTGACGGAAAATCTATATATTCGCCTACTATACCAACCATTTTGGTTTCGGATACAACTTTTATATTATTTGCTTTGTCTATTTTTACATCCGGATAACATGCTTCTAATCTTTTACGTTCATTCATATTAAACGAGTTATGTTCTTTTGATAAAAATACTGATTCGTTATTTTTATATACCATTATACGTGAATCACCACAATTTATACATACCACATGGTCTTTATAGATTTTTACTAAACACATGGTTGCACCTGAACTTTCGTATTTGCCTATTTTTGCATTTTGGTTTATATATTTTGCCATTGTTTCGACGGGTGATGATTTGCCGATAATTTCGTTTAATTTTTCTTGTTTTATTGATCTTAGGAAATTAATACATGTATTAGAACCATGACCATCAGTAATCATCGCCCACTTACCTTCTTCGTGGGTTTCTTCATCTATAAATACACCACTATATGTTTGGTCTTGACCTTTACATAATTGGGCTACTCCCATATCTATTTCGACGTCATGTGTTTCACTTGGTAGTTCTTGGAATGCTGACATTTTGATTATTGATTATTGTTGTTTTGATATTGTTGATATATAATTAATTTATGTTCAATTTTTTACGTATTTTTCAATATAATGTTCTCCTTTTTCGCCACAGTTATCGTGTTATAATACCAATTGATCTTCCATTCATTCCAATCAATTCATAATCTACTTTATTTTCTGTAATCGGTATAATCAAAATAATTGAACCCTATTATTTATCAGGTTGATACATCTTGTTTTGATGGTATATACTTAGAATAAAATATATCTTATTTATATAATAAAACAAATATACTACTATGAATAAAGCTTTATCAATAGGGTTTTTAGATATATCCAAAGTAGATGAAAACACTTTCGACCTATTTATGAATAATTATAAACGGGTTTTAAATAATTTATGTGTAAATCCAAAAACTAACGAACGGACACAAAATATATTCCAGATAATTCCTGAAAAATACAATTATGCAAGAATAATCAGCTCTAGTTATAAAATTATATACTTATATAAAGCTAATGATAACCAAGACGACTACGAAATTGTCGCATTTGCTATCATATCAACAATCCCCGATAGTTTTACAACTATTCTAGAAATGATATGTTCGTCTAAAGATAAATCCATACGTAGAGACGGAATACCATTAGGTATTTCTCTCTTAGATGATATCTATTCTGATTATGTCGTAAACCAAGGAAATATATTGAAAATCCAGCCTGCTACGCCTGAACTCGTACCTTATTATACAAAATGGAAAATCCCTAGTTTACCTATCGACTGGTATAACCAAGGAAAAACATATGGTTATTTAATATATTCCCTGGATATTAAGCGCGCAACGGATGAGCAACTTACCGGATTGATTAGCGACGTTGTATTATTTAATAGTCTATGTCGTGAAATAAATATAACACCCAGTGAAATTTTAAGTATTCCGAAAAAAGAAGATAGGAAAAAATTATTAACTTCAAAAATCAAAAAAATTGATGATTGGCGTACAGACCAACTACTAAATCGGTTATCTAGTATTGATTATTTTAGTGTAGACGAAATCCGGAGCAAACTAACTCATAAGGGTGGTAAAAAACATAGACGTAAAACAAAGCACAATCATAATCACAGACAAAAGCGCACTCGTAAAACAAAATATGTTTAGACCGATAATAAAAAATATTATATTCTTTCAAATATTTAATACGGCACATGCTAATTTTCATTCATTTTTTGTGTATTTTTCAATATAATGTTCTCCTTTTTCGCCACATTTATCGTTGTCTAATCTAGATTCGAGAACTTTATCATAGGTAATAGATCCAGATATGATGTTTTTTACACCGAATTTTGTACATAACAAATCTTTTTTTTTATTTATCATATTTTCTTTATAAAATATACAACTTGAACATGTAGGTAATTTACTATTTCTTATAAATTGCTTTGCTACAAGTGCCAACTGATAGGTAGGGATCATTTATAAATATATGTATGTAAATATATTTATATTAGTTTTATTAGTTTTATTAGTTTTATTAGTTTTATTAGTTTTATTAGTTTTATTAGTTTTATTTGTGTTTATCAATAAATTCATCTGGTGTCATTATCGGTATATTATGATCGGTAGCATATTTTGTCTTATTAGATATATCATCCTTTGATTTTACTATCAGTATAAATGTATTTTTTCCTATGTTATCATCCAATACTGCGCCTGATTTTTTGATTTTTTCTATTACGGCTGCATCCCGGGTTTTTGTCATAACTATATGTTTGCCATATAATGGGTTTGTTGTATCGACTTCTGTCATTGTATTTTCTGGTTTTGGTACTTGTATAGGTGCTTCTAATTTATATTCTAAATCACATTCTTTCAAAAATCCTAAAAATACTGGAATATTGGCAACAAAACTATTTGCATTTTCTGGTCCTATTCCTGGTATTGCCTTGAGTTTTTTGATTTTTTCGTCGTTTGTTTCTTTACTCAACAAGATTTGTGGCTGAGCCTCTAAAATAGGACGTATTTTACGCTCTCCTAACCCACGACCCAACAAATTCGATGCAACCATAATATCGAGTAGGGTTGCTGATTTTACTTTTGTTTCTATACCATCTGCGATCTTATCAATCATTTTATCTTTGAATCCCGCGATACTTACATAATCACTCTTTTTCATTTTCAATATTTTTGGTACTGTATCGAACCCTGCTTTCATTATTCGTTTTACATTACCACTTGAAAGACCATCGATTTGTAATGTAGTGAAAAATGCAGTTATGTTTTTTTCACGTACTGTTATATCTTCACTAACATTATCTAAAACAATATCTACATGTGTATCTGTCCAATGATATGCTACTGTCGGCATTTTTGCTCGTTCAGCAGGTGTAGTAATAGACTTAATATGTGGTATAACATCCCCACTTCGTATAATTTGTATAACAGCACCAATACCTATTTTGTTTTCTTCAATAAATTTACCATTGAATCCCGTTGCATATTCTATAGTAACACCACCTAATCGTATTGGTTCAATACGAACCCTTGGTTTTAAATAGCCTGATTTACTGGCTTCCCATAATACATCGACTACTTTGGCTTCTGCCATTTGATCACTCATTACCATTTTGAATGCAAAAGCATAATCTGGATTTCCATCTTTTCTTGTATGCATATGATCGTCGGTTACTATTACACCATCGATTTCGTATAAATAGGTAGTTCTCCACTCTTTCAATAATTCAGATAGAGATTCATTTGAAATTGTTTGTTCCAGTGTATTTTGAACAACTTCGAAACCTGCCTCGGTAAGTTTTGCCATTTGTTCACTTGGTTTCATTAATGGTTCTATTATCTCATAGGCTACAAAATGCAAATCTTTTATTTTTTCATCGACTGTTTTACTATTGATTATACCTGAAACTAAATTACGTGGGTTTGCGAAACTTGATTTGTATTTTTCATCAAATACTTTTTTGGGTATAATAAACTCACCGCGAACTACTAGGTCTTTGACAAGCGGTAACGAAATTTTCTTCAATAAATGTGATATATCTTGACCTACAAATCCATCTCCACGTGTATATAATTTTGCATCGGTGGTTCCCGAAACATACATACCACTTACACCATCTAATTTACATGATAATACATACGGACCACTGTATTTTTTTGTCCAATTTGCTAATGCGCCTGAATCTGGCTTTATTTTATCCATAGACGGCATATTAAATGGTAATTTTACCTTGTTTTTGATTATAGGTGCACCTACTTGTTCTATTATTTCATTTTTTGGATATTTACGTTCCATGTATTCTTTTACTATGTCATATTCATTATCAGTCATCAATGATTTATTTGTATTATAATATGCGTCATTTGATACTTTCAATATGTCCGCTATTTGATTTTCTTTTAGGTTCTCTATTACTGTAATACCATGAGTTTTGAAATCTTCTATTAGTTGTTTCGTTGACATTGTATTTACTGGTCCTATATCTTCTATTAATGCGTTTGTTTTTATGTCGATTTTTATATTCGTTTCTGGTGAAGCATTTTTCATAGTCTTTTTGGTTGTTTTTGGTTCTTTGGGTTCTTTGGGTTCTTTGGGTTCTCGCTTTTTGTATGTTTTTCTTTTTGATTTTTCTGGTTCACTGATATCATTTGTTATAATAGGAACTAAAGGTATTTCTTGCTCTTGTTGGTTTTGTTGTATTATTGGTTGTGGTTTTGGTTCTATTATTTTTAATTTAATTGTTTTGTTTTTTGGCTGTTTTGGTGATCTTGGTGATCTTTGTTCTCGTTTTTTATATGTTCTTTTTGGTTTTTTTTCAGGTTCTCGTTGTGGCTCTGGTAATGGCTCTGGTAGTTGTTCTAATAGTGGCTTTGGTAATGGCTCCGATAATTCTTCTAATTGTGTTTGAATATTCTTTGTATTTTTTATAATAATGGCCAATCCATTTATGCGTTCAGTCGGTCCTTTATATTCTAAATTCAAATAATCAAAAATATCATTTTCACTTTTGAAGCTATGACTAATCATCTCCTCTTTTTTTTTACCGAATTCCTTTTTCGATAAACCATGTTCATTCAATGAAACCCCCATTTTCAAAGCATGTCCTCTCATTACAGTATTGAATTCTTTACTACCTGTAAAATACAATATAGCAAACGGAAATTCCTCAGGTGGACTATATAGAAAATCAACACGACGTGCAACTCTCTGTGGAGACAAACGTGTAATTACTAAACATTTACTTGGTCCACATGATAAGGTTACCAAAATTATATTTTCTTCCAACAATGCATCTGTGAAACGTTTGAACAGTGTTTTATCTTTCGATGTAATAATAACATCTATATCACCGGATTCCTGTAACCCACGTCGATAACTACCTACAATTTCATATTTTGCGTCAGTTGTTTCATCGGTTCTCGATACTTTGTCAAAAACCCGTCTGAATATTTCATTATATTCATCTATTTCTTTACGTGGTATACGTTTCATAATATCATCATAATATTTCAATCCCGATTTTTGATTATCATTTAATACTTCATCTTGACGTTCTCGTAATTCATCCATTGATTTGAATCCCTTATCGATTAGGTCTTGTGCTTTTTTTGGTCCAACACCATAAATGTTACTAAATTGTTCATATACTTCATTTAATTCATAACCTGGTTTTACCTTTTCTCTTTCAAAAATATCTAATGATCCAGTTTCTACATATTTTTTGAATTTTGATAAAATGGTACTTCCAATTGTTTTTTTTCCTTCCAACTGTTTTACATCATTTATATCTTCACTCATACTTCGAATTGTATCCAATGCATTTTTATAGGCCTTTTCACGGAATGGCTCTCTGTTTTTTCTCATCAATTTTACTAGTCTTTCGAGAACATCAATAAATATTTTGTTGTATGGGGGGTCAAATAATGGGGGTTTTGGAGAACCTTTTTCAGGTTCTCGATCTTGTATTGGTTTTTCCGTAATTTCATAGGTTATTTGTTCTTCTGGTGTATTTTCCTTGAATAAAATAGTTCTTGGTTCAATATTTTTGATTTTCAATGTACGTTTCTTTTCTTTTAATGGTTTTAATGGTTTTGGTGGTTTGGGTACTTTGGGTTCTTTTGGTGTTTTTTCCTTCAAAACCTTTGGTATTTTTATTTTTGGGCTCTTTTTTTGGGTTTCTTTTTTTGGTTTTGGAGAACGTTTCTTTCTAGTCTTTTTTTCCGTTGTTTTTTCAACATTTTTTCGTTCTTTTTTTATCATATTTTGTATACTTTCTATTTGTTTAATTGTTTCTTGATTATCCATATATATACTATATATAAATGGATATATTTTTATACGTTTGAAAGGTCTAAAACCCTGGTTCTCCAGTAAAAATCTGTGTTGTGCCACTAGTAACATCTATGTTTTTATTATCTGTAATTACATTCATAAAGTCTTTGAAAGATGTATTCATATTCAAAAATCCAAATACACCGATCAAACTAGCACCAAACACATATGCTGCATCACGTATAATATGTTTTACTGGTTTTAATTGTTTATCAATAAATTTCATTTCAATAAATTTGAATATACAAAACAACAAAGTAATAAAAGCTGATATTAGGAGAACTTTATCTAATCCATTCATATTATATAAAAAACAACTAATTTTATATAATAAATAAAACGCAAATTCCTAAATTTATACTAATTCCTCTACATCATTCAATAATATATCATCCTTTGGATTCAAAGATGGTTCATCCAATACATCAAAACCACTTAGATCAATCAAGTCACTACTAATTTTTATTCTATCATGATCGTCATCTTCCTCTTCTAATCTACGCTGAATTGCGCGAGATGTACTAATTTCTTCTAATCGTTCAATCGTCTTTGGTGCTTCTATTGTTTTTACTATGTTGAATTCGTCCATTACTTTATCTGTATTATCAAAAGTCAATCTTGTAACGACTTCCTCTTCATCTATGTTTTTGATAGATGGTACTATTTCCGGAATTGTTTCTTCTGCTACGATTACATCGTCAGTTTTCAAATCTGATTTCATATCATTTTTGTTGGCTTCTTGTATTTCAGGTTCTTCGATATTTTCTATAATGATTTCTTCTTCTTGTTCAATACTTTCATCCATATATGCCCTGATAATAGACTCGGTTGGAATACTATCACGTATTGCTATCAAAATACATTCCTGTATTATTACTTCCAATTCACGATTGTTTTTTTGTATTTGTAATGGATTAATATTTCTTTCAAATAAATATACATTACTATATATCTTTCTTGCTGCATTTATGTATACTTTATGAATAAAACTGTCTAATTTCGGAATGGAAATATCAATCTTCTTTTGTTTATTACCTACACGGATACATGTCAATACTTTCAATTGTATTACATGAACACATGTAATCAAGTCTTCTAAATAATTACATCCACTACGTTCTATGATCCGCTGTCTCTCATCTTCAATAATGGTATTATTCCATTTTGGAATACGTGTTAATAAATTTTGAAATGTCATCAAATATTTATTTGTTTCATCGTTTTCAACACATAACTTCCAACTTTCATTAAATATAGATCGAAATCCCTCTACGACTAAAGGCGTAAAAATACTTACTAAACGACTACACCATTCATTTCGTGATTCGTTTAAATTAGATAACACAAAATCGTCCATATTATTATATTGTTAACATACTTTCTAAATCTTTTTTTGAACGTAAATATAAAAAATCGAAAATATACAAAAGCAATAATTTTTCACAACGAAATTCTAATTTTATTTTATCGAAACACATACACACCATCGATTTGTCCATATCGGAAATTTCGGGATTTTGTTTCATCCATCGTATGAAATCCAAACATGAATATCCCTTTTCATAAAAGTCCCTCGATAATCTAACTAAATCTATGTGTGTTTTTGTCATGTTCGATATTTGAACTGTTATCCAGGAATCGATTACATCATGATCATTCAAATCATATATATGACGTATCGAATCTTCATGTAAATTTATTAATCGATTATTTTCAGTATGTTCTGGAACATATATTTCACAAAATCTGGATAAAATGGGGTTCAATAATTTATGTTTGTTCTCCACGATAATAAAAAAACGCGTATTATAACTGAATAATTCTATACACCGTCTCAATGCACTCTGAGCATCTATCGTTAAGTATTCGGCATTTAATAATACAATGGTTTTGAAAATAACACCATTGTTTAGATGTATATTTGTCTTTGCGAAAAATTTCAATTCCTCACGAATGAACTTGATTCCTTTACCATGTGCGCAATTTACGAACATTACATTGGTTTTTATTTTTTGTTTATCGTTATTATAGATTTTATTCAAAAAATTATCTACGATTGTGCGTTTACCTGATCCCGAAGAACCATGAAATATCAAATGTGGAATTTTATTTGATTTATAAAAATAATCTAATTTTTCATAGATTTTTTTATGTGTTGAAAGTTCTCGAAATGGCTTTTTATAAAGTGGATTTGGTAGTTGACTTCGGGTTTCTATTGGGGGTGTTGTTATTATTGGTCGAAATGAATTGATCATATTGGGTTGTTTGGTGATTGATAATATATAAAACCATATTTTTATATATTTTTTAACGAGAACTAATCTGTTTTTATGATATTCAATTGTTTTGTAAAAACATATCGTTCCGTGTGCATAGTTCTACGACGTAAATTACAATTCAAACATGCAATCAATAGGTTCCCTTTATTATGTCCGAGTTTATTGTCTATGCGATCCAATGTCCATTGCTTGGGTTCACGTACATTTTCATATAATAATTGCGTGGGGTCTTTACAATAGTAACATTGATTATTGGATTTTATTATTAAATCGAGAACTCCTCCAAAATCGATGAAACTATTTGTATCAAATTTGTGTTTTTCTATATCTTGACATCGATAACCATATATTTTTTGGTTTATCTGTTGTTTTATGAGTTTTACGATGTTTTCATCAAGATCGTCTAGATTGTTTTGATGGATTTGTTTTGTATATTCGTACTGACTTGATATAGACATGGTATTGATGTTGTCCCATTTTTCAGTTTGTGTTATTATACGTTTTTTTATTTGTTTTTCTATAGGTTCTCGATCGGATGATGGTTTTGGATGTTTCGGTGGTTTTGGTTTCATTGTTTCTAAATCGATTTTTATATTTTTGATATCCATATCAATATAGATAGATATGTTTTTATGATGGTTTTACGTAAAATGTAGATTGCATAGGTTTACGTAATATATCTATCGAATAGTTTTACGTAATATATTGAGCACATACTACATAAAATTATTTAAAAACATACTAAAATTAAATAGTTTTACAATATTTAGTTATACAAAACAAGAAAAAGAAATTGGGTCGCTCCAAAAAAATGGACATTTATTTTTGTCCATTTTTAGAAACCTCGAAAACAAATTTTCATTTTTTTAACAAAAAGTGGTTTTGCTCGATTATGCTTTGAAACACTATAAAAACAAATTTGTATGACTGCATAATTTTTTTAAATAATTTTACGAACAAACTGTACTCGTTTTTTTCCGTTGAACGAGGAAAACGAGGATTTTCCAATTTTGAATAGATGATGTTACAGTAAATACCATAAATGATCACATAAAAATATTATTGAATATTTTTTTGTTACCATGCAAAATCAGCAACGGTTTGTCAACGGTTTGTCAACGGCAAAAAACGAGTAAATAGTTTTATGTAAAGTTCGTCAAAAAATTAAATAGTTCTATGTATGTTTACAAAAACATATAAATACTTTTACGCACAAACCTACTATTACTACATAGTTTTACAATATTTATTTATACAAAACAAGAAAAAAGAAATTGGGTCGCTCCGAAAAAATGGACATTTATTTTTGTCCATTTTTAAAAACCTCGAAGATAAATTTTTATTTTTTTAACAAAAAGTGGTTTTACTCGAAAATGCTTTGAAATCCGTTTTTAAAATTTTTGTATGACTGCATAATATTTTACATATTTTTACGTACAAATATTTACTCGTTTTTTCCGTTGATAAACCGTTGACAAATGTTGATAAATGTTGACAAAAAAAGTTCAGTAACAATTTATATATATTTGTACAAAACAATGTTATTATGAATGGTGTTAGAATTTCAACTATAAAAACACTCGTTTTTTACTCGTTTTCCTCGTTCAACGGAAAAAACGAGTACATATTTTTATGCGTACTATTCACTCGTTTATTTTGTTGCTATTATATAGATGGAAAAAACGAGTAAAAACGAGTGTAAATATTATTGTAAAACATGTGATTTTGAATCCCGTTGGAAGAGTGATTGGATCAGACATTTAGGCACATCTAAACATGTAAATCAACCAAAATCAACCGTTGTCAACAATATTTCAACCGAGGAAACAACAAAAACGAGTAATATTATTTCAAATTTCGTTTGTAAAAAATGTTCGAAATCATATAAAGATCGTAGTGGTTTATGGAGACATTCAAAACTATGTAAAGAAATCGTATCCAATATCGAAACAATACCACAAGAGGAAGAACAAATAGAAACAAATCAACCACAGCCCAGCTTAGAAACGACAGAAGTAATAATGGCTGTTTTAAAAGACAACAAAGAACTCAAGAGCATGTTAGCTGAACAAAATAATAAAATACTGGAATTGATTAGTGCAAAAAATACGATTACTAATAATATTACTAATAACAAAACCGTAAACAATCAATTCAATTTGAATCTATTTTTAAATGAAACATGCCGTGATGCAATGAATATAAATGAATTTATTGAGAACATTCAAATTCAAACAAAAGAATTAGAAAATGTAGGTATCAATGGATATGTAAATGGAATTACAGATATTATTCTATCACGTCTTAAACAATTGGATGTATCAAAACGCCCGCTTCATTGTACCGATATAAAACGTGAAACTCTATACATAAAAGATCAAAATGAATGGAATCGAGATACAGAGGAAAAAACCAAAATAAAGACTATGATAACAAAAGTAGCAAAGAAAAATCTGAAACAAATACCAGTATGGAGAGAAGAAAATCCAGAATGTAAAGAACCAGAGAATGAAAAATACGATTTTTGCATAAAAATGATGCGTAATTCATTGGGAGAAATAGGTGATGAACAGATCAAATTGGATGAGAAAATAATTAAAAACATAGCCAAGCAAGTAATGGTAGATAAAAATACATAGTGTATTTTACGATGAATATTTACAAATACATAGTTTTACAATATATATTTATTCAAAACAAGAAAAAAGAAATCGGGTCGCTCCAAAAAAATGGACATTTATTTTTGTCCATTTTTAGAAACCTCGATGGAGAATTTTTATTTTTTAAACAAAAAGTGGTTTTGCTCGAAAATGCTTTGAAAACCAAATAATTATTTATAATATGACTGCATAATATTTTAAATGTTTTTACGTCGAATCATCATGGCATTTTTTGTGTTTCCATCCTGTTTCCAAAAATGCCTGCCGTTTTATTTATAATAACAAAAAATATTTGTGATGTTTGAAATCCAGATTGAATATGGTAACATCCAAATGTCGGCATTTTTTGGAAACACACTGGAAACAAAATGGAAACACCAAAAAATGCCATATTACATACGCAGCAAAATTATTTTGTATATTTGTTTATTAATCAAAAATATATATAAATAGTTTTACTATATTATTTATATATACAAATGTCCGAAACACTATATTATATTACTATTGCAACCAGACCACACAAGGTTCTCGATAAGATCATTTCAACAGTCAAAAAAAACAAAGAAACCATAGAAGTCCTAGGTCTTTCTGAGAACCGACTAATAGGCTGGGAAGGCCATCAAAATTTCGGCGTAAAACTACGCGAATTATATAATTTTATTAATCGTCCTACTCTCAACCCAGACGATATTGTTTTATTTACGGATGCATATGATGTAGCATACGTGGGTGATCAAAAAGAAATATTGACCAGATACAAGACATTCAAAAAACCGATCGTGTTTGGAGCAGAAACAGGATGTCACCCAGACCCACAGAGAGCTTCGGAATACAAAAATCAAGACGCAGAATTTCCGTTTTTAAATAGTGGTATGATAATCGGACGTGTTGGACCACTCCGACAATGTATGAAAGGTTATCAATATGATGATCGTCATGATGATCAAAGATTTTGGACACAAGTGTTTTTTGATAATCAAAATCTAATAGAATTAGATCACGAGAACCTGTTGTTTTTGAATACATCCGATATTGAAATGGAGGATTTTGATTGGAATAAAAAAACAGTATGGTATAAAAGACGTAATCCACAATTTGTCCATGTAAATGGACCTGATAAAACACTGATCAATATTTTTTTATAGACACTTACGAGATAAAAGTCTACGTGCTTTTTTAGTTATGTTTCTATATTTTTGAGAACCCTTTATACGCGTGTATTCTCTAGCACGTATAAGCGCAGCATAAATACCTTTACGATTACGTTTACATGTGTTACGAGTACAAATCGGAAATGATTTTTTAGGACCAAGGAAGCATTTTTTACCACAAGTTTTCATCATATTGGTTCGCTCATGATAACCAGGAGATTGTTTTGACCAGTTTTTCAAATATTTACCTCGCCCACGTGTATGTGTTTTACGCATTTTTCTAGTTTTTCTACCTGCAGTTTGTAGTGGGTGTAATTTCATCTTCACTAAATTATATAATTAATATATATTAAAAAACTAGATAAACATATTTATTTATAAATATATATAAAAAGGATTTTATAAGAATATGTTATCAATAAATGATTTGTTAAGAAACGAAAAGACTGAAGCATCAAATGACACGAATAGTGATGCAAATACTGATATCAAAAAAGATACATATGATCCTACATCAAAATATAAGAATATTTTGAATACGCAACAAATTACTGAAACAGAGCAGTCAAATTATCAGTCAATCGATGACTTATTAGAAAGAGAAAAACAACATAACAAAACCGAAATCTGGATAAAACTAGACAAAACCGTTAAAATCCAAAAACTACATCAATTTGCTGAAAAATACGGAAAAGAGAATTCACTACCGGTGAAGGACGTAAAAACATTGAAAACATTTTTTGTAGGCTGCTTGGAAAAAAACAAACTCAATAAAACGAAGGATGTCACATACAACAAAGAAAGTGGCGAAATATCGGCGATACCATCACTTCATTTTAATCAAGTCGGTCGTAATTTTACGCTAAAAATAACTGACGTAAAACGTGTTTCCACATTGAAATCATTGACACCAAAGCGCGTAACAGAAAAAAACAAAGAAACTACATGTGAGGACTCTATTGTGGATTCTATTGTAGAATAGTGTATTTTTATTTACATTTATAAATCAATACATGATCATCAATGCGGTTTTAGTAATTTTTTTAAAAATAAATTATATATATGGATAATTATATATATAATCGAATATTATATATGCCAAAGCGAGAATGTTATTATAGTGATGATGAATCAGTAAGTGATTCAAGTAGTTGTGATAAATGTGAAAAAAAACATAAATCATTTTGTTGTGAAAAATGCGAAAAAAAACAACAACCAAAACGTTGTGAAAAATCAAAAAAATGTGAAAAGTGTGAACTATGTGGATCTCCTAAGAAACCAAAATATGAAACGCCATCCAATAAAGATGGTGCATGTAAAGAGACTACATGTAAAGATAAAAAAAAGGCTCAATGTATTGTTATTACTATTAATTAGAGTCATGGTTTGATGGGGGTTTATCTACTGGTTTGGTTATTTTAGTAATTGCATATTGTCCACAGGGTCCACAATGATCTTCATTGGATAAATCGACCTTTTGATTCGTTTTCTTATTACAGTAGTCAATATTCCACCTACCTAATGGTTTGATTTCTTCTTTTGATATAATATTTTTTATAATAGACAAAAGTCGTTTCATGTATATAATAATAAAAACCTTTTATATAGTTTTGTAATTCATAAATAACAAATATAGATCAATATTGTAAATTACACCTGATAATAACGAGCAAAAATTAAAATGTTTTAGAAAATAATTATAAAATGCTGTTTATATATATAATATCGAGTTATATATGCCAAAATCGGAATGTTATAAACCAGCGGAAGAGTGTCGTCACACATGTGGTGATACTAAGAAAAGACATAGTTGTCATAATACATCTTCAAAATGTAACAAACCATATAGTTGTCGTGATGGCAAAGATGGTAAAAATGGTCTAGATGGCAAAGATGGAAAAGATGGCGAGAAAGGTAAGGATGGCAGAAATGGTCGCGACGGGCGTGATGGAAAAGATGGAAAGGATGGTGAGAATGGTACTGATGGTGAAGATGGTCGTGACGGTCGTGATGGAAAAGACGGTAAAGATGGAAAGGATGGTGAGAATGGTAAGAATGGCGAAGATGGTCGTGATGGACGTAATGGAAAAGATGGATGTGATGGGTATGATGGAAAAGATGGAAAAGATGGCAAGGATGGAAAAGATGGTGAAGATGGGTGTGATGGTCGTGATGGAAAAGATGGTAAAAATGGAAGAGATGGTAAAGATGGCGAAAACGGTGAAAATGGTAAGGATGGTTTGAATGGTTGTGATGGTCAAGATGGTGAAAATGGCCGGGATGGTCAAGATGGAGAAGATGGTAAAGATGGACTAAATGGTAAAGATGGTAAAAATGGACAAGATGGAAAAAACGGTAAAGATGGTAAAAATGGACAAGATGGTGCAACAGGTTCAGCAGGCCCAATGGGAGAAGATGGTGCAACCGGTCCAGTGGGCCCAACCGGACAAAATGGAGATAATGGAAAGGATGGTGCAACTGGTCCAACAGGACCAACTGGGCAAAAAGGTGACAATGGATCAGCTGGTGTAACAGGTTCAGTAGGCCCAACTGGACAAAATGGAAAGGATGGTGTAACAGGTTCAGTAGGCCCAACCGGACAAAATGGAAAGGATGGTCCAACGGGATCAGCTGGCCCAACCGGACAAAAAGGTGACAATGGATCAACTGGTGCAACTGGACCAGCAGGTCAAAACGCGGCTATATCATCCATTTTCGTATGGAGTGACATTTCACAAAACAACCTCAATACAACCAAATTTCAATATGTTTATTTTGAAAATGCACCTATAGGTCCCGTCGGTTCAGCATGGACAACAATTACAGACCCAAGTTTTTCACACCCAACAGCATTTGTTGTTCCAAATAATGGTTTTTATTTATTGACATACAAACTAGATGTAAGATCTGGCGGAGGAAGTCTTCCAATTACATCAACTGACGGTGCAACAGTATTAACTAGAAATGGTAATGTAATTTCAGGCTCCTCCACATTAGTCGAAGCTCCAGAATCAAACCATATTTATACAATATCGAATACTGTTTTAGTAGACCTTTCGTTTAATGATAAGATTTCTTTGATGTTTTGGTCAGCAGATATAGGAACTCATATAGGAGATCCGTCAGATTTAACTGGAAAATTACCAAATGGCAGCAATGTGAAAGAAGCAACTGCATCCATTGTTTTTACAAAGATAGCATAATTTTATTATATAAAAAAATTGATTTAAACCCTTTTATTCATATATATTTAATAAAATATATGAATACTGATAGTGATTTTGTACCAGAAACGGAATCAGATGCTAGTTCTGAAAGCGAAACACAATCGGTTATTGAAATAGACGAATCATTCATTGATACATTAGACGAGAATGACGCTATCGAATTGATCGACACAATCTATGAATTGTTCGAAGACTATCATCGCATATACATTTTATCAATGGCATCGGCAAAGTTCTATCCAGATATGGTCGACCATGTAAGTACCGTTATTTATCAAGACATGTCGAATGGCCAACAATGTGATCTCGAAGACTACGATGATATTTATGACTTTGTTGAAACCATTCTCGAGAACTATTTAGATTTTTCATATTACAAGCGACGCTCGATACCATACGCCACCACAATATCAAAACCAAACATCGATATCGAAACCCTCAAAACCAAAATCGTCGCACTCCAAAATATACCACAACCAAAACAAAAGAGCGAGGAATGGTACAAATTTCGTTATAATATTATAAGTGCGAGTAATTTATGGAAAGCTATCAGTACAGAAACCAATATCAATAGTCTGATATATGAAAAATGTGCACCTTTTTCCATGGCTCAATCGAATTTTGCAAATAATACGGGTTCAGCAATGCATTGGGGTAACAAATACGAACCAGTTACAGTAATGGTGTATGAACATATGTATAATACCAAACTGGGTGAATTCGGGTGCATTCAACATCCACGACACCAATACATAGGTGCATCACCGGATGGTATTAATATTGATCCATCGAACGATCGTTATGGTCGAATGGTAGAAATCAAAAACATAGTAAATCGTGATATCAATGGAGTTCCCAAGGAGGAATATTGGGTTCAAACACAAATACAGATGGAGGTATGTGATTTAGATGAATGTGATTTTGTAGAAACCCGATTTTTAGAATACGCGAGCGAGGATGCATTCCATGAAGACCAAGTCCATGATTACAAAGGCGTTATTTTATGTTTTACTGAACGCACTCTAATCAATCAAACAGTCAAATCGAATGCACCTGTATATGTATATTTGGATGTTGATGCACCGCTTACTAAAGAAGCACTCGATGAATGGAGACGCCAACAAAAAGAAATACAAAAATCCAACAATATGGTATTATTTGATACACATTATTGGTATTTAGAAGAATTTTCATGTGTTTATATTCCAAGAAATAGGGAATGGTTTGAAGACGCCATACCAAAAATACATGAAGTATGGAATACGATTTTAAAAGAACGGGTTGAAGGATATGAACATAGAGCACCCAAGAAAAGGCTCTTGAAAAATCAAATCGATGTTTCTATCAATAGTGATTTGAATAGTTATAGCGTTAAAAATATGCCGGTTACAAATCGGATGTGTTTGATCAAATTGGATGAGGATGGGAATACCATTTGATATTTAGAAATATTTTATCAATATATGATATAGCAATTTTTTTATAAAATGGTAAAATATAATAATAGTAAAAAACAAAGAGGAGGAGGAATGTTTGATTGGGTTCCATCATTGCCATCATTTTCATTGTCTTCATTTTTAAATCCAAAAAACCCAGCACCAACACCAGCACCAGCACCAACATCAGCACCAACATCAGCACCAACATCAGCACCAACAACAGCACCAGCACCAACAACAGCACCAGCACCAGCACCAGCACCAGCGCCACCAGTAACAACAGGAGGAAAAAAATCCAAACACACCAAAAAAAACAAGCGCACAAAAAAATCCAAAACCCAAAGACGCCATTAATAACACCATGTTTATAAAATAAATCAACCAATCAATATTTTATAAACAAAACAAAAACGATATAAAAATTATT